ATCACTTCACCGAAGTGATCATCTGCACCCCAAAGTTCTACTTTGCGGTCCAGAACTTGTCCGAGCTTCTCGGACAAGAACTCTGCTTCGTCCGTGACGTTGCAGATTTGTTTCCACCGGGGGACGCCCGGCACCAAGGTCAAATTTCCCCCTGTCCTTTGGATGGGGGTTACTTCAGGAGTGCATGGCACTCCTGTCGCATAAGGGACAATGTCCCTGTACGCCTCGGTGGCCATGCCACCGAGTTTAACCTCTGCGTCTAGAGCTCCGCTCGACGTGAGGCTTACATGAGAAACCGATGGCTTCTCATGTTTCCACAGGTGCGAAAGAAGGAGGCCAATGTACCTCCCGGCATCTGTGTGATCCCTGACAGCTTTGCTGTCTAGGTTTACTGTCTGCGACGTAAGTTCTTTGAACTTATCTACAGCCAGTTTCTCTGCCTTCGGCCCGCCATTGGCGAGGTTCCTGGTAGAGATCAGGTGAGCGAGATTCTCGCCCATCTTCTTCGACGTTAGGCCTTTGGCGTACGTCGAGAACGTCTCCTCTTTGAGGAGACGTTTGAACACGTTCCCTTCTAGGGAAGGTGTCGTCTCGGTGCGTGTTTTACACGATGAGACTACATGTGGAGGACAAAGTCCTTCCACATTCGTATAACGTCATCGACGTTGTACGTGGAAACCTTAAGCACTTTCGGGACAATGTCCCGGAGCCACTTACGGTTGTTTCTTCTGAAGAGATTCTCTTCGAAGAGTACCCAACAGTCTATTAGACTGTCGAGGTTCTCGAAGATCCTTTGGATCTCCGAGATCGGTCGCATACTTAGTATGTGACTGTCCCTCCTGGTCATTGACCAGGCGGTTCTCAGGTAAAGGCATAGCCTTCGCCTGAATCTTTCGAAGTAAAGGGCTTTGCCCCGCTTCGAATAGAAAGACCTGGCATTGCCAGGTCTGTAGACCTTCGTGTCGGGACACCACAAAGTGGTTCCGTCCCACCACGGTACCAACTGCTCCTCTTTTCGAAGGAGGAGCATTCGACTGGGCTTGGCCCAGGTGACTGGTGGCGTGTCCAGAGGCTTTGCCTCGGGGCCCTGCATTGCAGGGCTATCCGCCAAGGAGGGCTTTGCCCTCCTTTCGCGCTTTGCGCGAACCATTGTTCCTCCGGCATTGCCGGGGGCTACATCCTCGCGCACCGGTACCCCAAGGGGCGCGGATTCGCGGGGCTGCAGTACGAG